ATCAGTTTGTAGAATACACAGCAAATCGAAGAATGAAAGCGATTGGTTTAGAACCTGTGTATGAAACAAAAATAAATCCTTTACCTTGGATAGATCACTGGTTAAATAGTAAGTCTATGCAAAATGCACCACAAGAAACAGAAATAGAAAGTTATATTATTGGTGGTATTCAACAAGATGTTAAGAAAGACCAGTTTAAAAAATTCAAGTTGTAATGTTAGTTAAGGCTAAAAAAACTTGTCCTCACTGTCAAACTAAATATATATTGATGTGGGATAACGAAAAATATGATATGCAACCATTATCGTGTCCATTTTGTAACCATGAAATTGATGAAGAGATTACTGATGTAGATAATGAAGATTGGAATTAATTATGAAATTAACTATTGTTCGGCTTAGACGTGGCACCAATTATAAAAAGCCACTCCATGATATTATGGATTCTTTTTATGAATTATATAAAGAGTACATTTTAAAAAATTCACAACATACATATGGCGTCTGTAACTTTGGTTGGGGTACGGCTAATCGTAGAAAGTTAGATGACATTATAGATGCTGATGTTATAATTATTCCCAGCGAAAATGAATTTTTAGAACATATTAAAGGATATAGAGATAAAGTACAAAGAGAACGTTCTGAAGTATTAACTAAACAAATTATTGAATATCTACCAAAAAAACACGTTGTTTTAGTACGTAGCGACCGTGCTGATAATGAAGAATTATATCGTACAAGAACTTTTAAAAATAAACCTATAGGTAAGTTTTCTACTTTTGATGAAATGGATTTACCAGGAGGTTTACACGGAATGAAATATCATTTTATTAAAGAAAACATATCAACACAGTTATTTAAAACAAAAAAACAATACGATTTTATTTATTGGGGGTGTGATAAGAAAAAACTTATTGATGATATAGACTCTGGTGATGAAAGACACTTGGTCTTTAAACAAATTAAAGAAGATATTAAAATTAAATCATATTTTATAGGTAAGTATAATTCTTTTAAAGCTGATAGAAAAATAGATACCATGTATAATTTATTAGGCGATTTAACAAAAGCAAAATCTACTTTATGTTTTAATTGGCTAGACCCTAGAGCAACAACGAGTCGTTATCACGAAGCAATTGCATTGGGCATTTTTCCTTTTGTTTGGAAAAATTATGATAGTGATAATACTCTCGTTGCAGATCAATGGCAAAGAGTTGAATCAATTAAAGAATTGTATGATAAAATACCTGAAGTAAATAAAAGATTTGGTGATATTGAAAAACATTATATTGAGAAAACAATGAAATCTAAATTATGGTATTATGAAAAATTTGAAGAACGAATGAATGAGATATTAAAAGGTAATCAGTAATATGCACACGGTGGGTATTGATTATAGTTTAAATTCTCCAGCAGTTTGTGTAAGCAAAGGCGATTTCACTTTTAACAAATGTAAATTTTATTATTTAACAAGTAAAAAAAAACATATAGGATATATGTCATCAAATATAGAGGGCATAGAACATATTGAATATAATAATCCTATACAACGATTTGAAAATCTTTCTAACTTCATATTAAATATTGTAAAAAAATGTACATCACCTAAAATATTTTTAGAAGGTTATTCTTATGGTAGTAAAGGTCAAGCTATATTTCAAATTGCCGAGAATGCTGGCATTTTAAAATATAGACTTAAAAATTACGATTGCACTATATTAGTGCCTAGTGTTATAAAAAAATTTGCAACAGGCAAAGGCAATGCTGATAAACAAAAAATGTATGATCAATTTTCAAATGATACAAAAACAACCTTATTACAATTATTTGATATACCAACATTAAATAATCCTGTAACAGATATTATTGACGCATATTATATAGCAAAAGCAGGTTATGAAAGTATTAAAAGCTAAACAATATTTGCCTAATATGGTAATACAAGAGTTTAAAGTAAAAGATTTAATGTTATTACCTGGTGAAGAATGGCTAAGAAAAAGAATGGGTAATATAAGAGAGAGTATAGATAAAAACGGTATGATATGGCCTATTATTGTTACTGATCATTTGCATTATTGGCACGATCAAAGACCTAATTGGCCAAGAAATAATGATGGTACTCACAAAGAGGGTTTAGCTGTGCAAACAGGAAATAAAAGAGTAAAATATGCTTTAGAAAACAATTACGATTTAATCGAAGGATATTTTGTGCAAAACAAATTAGAGCAAACAAATATAATAGTAAAAACACATATGTCAAAAGATAGTTGGCCAGTATGAAAAACATAAAAGACTGGTATTTACCTGAATGGGATAATCATTTTGAAAAAATGTTACAATTGCATAATGGTAAATTTGAATATCAACAACGTCAAAGAGATTACGCCTTTAGTCAAGTTAAAAATTTTAATACAAATGCCATAGACGCTGGCAGTAATATTGGATTCTGGTCAAAACAAATGTGTCAAAAATTTAAACACGTTTATGCTTTTGAACCTCATCCTGATAATATAGAATGCTATAAAAAAAATTTAAAAGATTATAAAAATTACACTTTATATGATGTAGCTATTTCCAACGTAACAAACATTCAAATGAATTTATATGTATCACTAGATGAGTGTGGCAATGCAAGCTTAAATAATTTAGGTGTAAAAGAAGGCAACACTAAAAGAAAACTATCAGATAATCAAATAACGTCTATAAAAGTAAATGTTAAAAAAATAGATGACTATAATTTTAATGATATAGGATTTATAAAAGTTGATTGTCAAAACCATGAAAAAGAAGTGATAGAGGGTGGTATACAAACAATTGATAAGTATAGTCCCGTTTTATGTTTAGAATTGCCTGTAAGAAATGATAAAGAAAAAGAATATCGTAATTATATGATAGAATATTTAAAAAAATTCAACTACAATTTATTGGGTAATATGAATAAAGAAACATTGTTTTCAAGGTTATGAAAGTATTAGTAATAACTTCGTTTAACGAAAAACTTTATAAAGAATACGCACATAGATTTATAGAGACTTACAATTGGCCGTATGATTTAAATGTATATTCAGAAAAAAAATTTAGTATTACAACTAAAAATATTACTGTCACAGAATTAGGACAAGATAGTAAAAACTTTGTAGAAAGAAATAAAAATAGGCCTGTAAAAGATTTTTGGGTTGACGGCGTAAGATTTAGTTATAAAGTTTATAGTGTAATAGAAGCTGCGATTGACGCTATAGATAAAAAAACATATGATATATTAATATGGGTTGACGCCGATAGTGTATTTTATAATCCACTTACAATTGATTTTATAAAAAAACATTTATTTAAAGAAGATAGAATGATGACATATTTGGGTAGAGGTGAACATTACAGTGAATGTGGTTTTTTATTATGGAATTTAAATCATAAAGATACAAATAATTATTTCAAAGAGATGAAAAATATGTATAATAATGATCTTATATATAATGAGAGAGAACAACACGATAGTTATATATGGGATTTAGTGAGAAAAAAATTTGAACAAACAAATGGTACTATGAATATAGATATTGGTGATAAAATAGTAGGTCATGTACAAGCCAGATCAGTATTAGGTACAATTTACGACCATACAAAAGGTCCTAAAAGAAAGGCTGCAGGCAAAAGTCCAGAATCCAGATTATGATAAACATTTTTATAGGTTACGATAGTAAAGAAAAAATAGCATATCATGTGTTAGCTGAAAGTATATTAAGACGTAGTACAAAACCAGTTTCTATTACACCAATATATTTACCAAATATTAAAGATGATTTTTTAAGAGAGAGAAATAGTCTTTCATCAACAGAATTTTCTTTTAGTAGATTTATAATACCACATTTAATGAACTATCAAGGTTGGGCTTTGTTTATGGATTGTGATATGCTGATGATGGCCGATATAGCCGAACTATGGAATCTTAGAAATCAAAACTACGCTGTTCAAGTATGTAAACACGATTATATACCTAAAACTGATACAAAATTTTTAGGTCAAGTACAAACAAGTTATAAAAAGAAAAACTGGTCGTCTTTTATGATTATGAATTGTGGTAAATGCACAACTTTAACACCTGACTATGTAAACAATGCTAGTGGGTTAGAGCTTCATCAATTTAAATGGTTAGAGAGTGAAGACTTAATCGGTTCATTACCTTTAGAATGGAATTGGCTTGTTGGTGAATATCCTTACAAAGAAAATGTTAAGAACGTTCATTTTACGGATGGCGGCCCTTATTTTGAAGAATATAACACTTGCGATTATTCATCAGATTGGTATAACATATATACAAACACTGTTAAAATTTGCATTAAGAAATGAAAAAAAAACTTACTATTGCAGATCAACAATATTTACGTGATCAAAGTTTATTAGTTGAAATACGTAATGTGTCCGCTAAAGTGGATAATTTACAAGAAAAGATAGACGATTTAAATACAAGATTAAGTAAACACATTTCTTTAATTGAACAGATTTATCAAACACTTCAATCTCCAATAGATAAAGTTAAAAAATTTTTTAAATGATTTACGGCTTTGGTTCCAGACCTGCAACAAATCCTATTGTAGTAAACTTTTTAGAGGGAGCTAAAGGTAAATATTTTCCTAATGCCAGAAATGTGCATATGTACGATATGTCATCTTGGCCTAATTTTGATTGGGCAAAGTGGCAGCAAGAAAAAACACCAATCGCAATTGTAGGTATATTAAGAGGTACTGAAAGATTGTTATGGATTGCAAAAGAACAAAAAATTAATTTTTATTATATT